ATTAGTTCCATCCTTCGGTTGATTCATAAGATGTCTGATCGGCTAACCTAGCGCCATAGTGTTCAGCAAGGTATGACTCGCCGTCTGTATAGGCGTTAATGTTATCGGTGTCAGCAGTAAAGCCTTCCTTCGCCATCTGCCTCTGAAGAGCTCTCTCTTCTTTGGCTTCCTGTAAAAGGGCTGCAGCCTCAGCTTTCTTCTGAGCGACGATCCTACGAATAAGATTACCACGCTCTGTATAGGCTTGGTCTGACATTCCAGGGACTTGCGATTTGATTGTTTTCATAATGATATTCCTTTCCTTTAATCATTTTATAATAAGATTATACCATGTTTTTCAGGTATTGTACATAAAAAAGTGAGCAGAAAAATCCAATAAAAACAATGGCTTAGCAATTTAATTTACCGTTGTGATATAAATGTCACAATCTACCGGTTGCTCTTATGGAACTTGATCTGCTGTCTCACTCCGTCTATAGTGATATCGAGTATAGAATGGCTATACACGCGCTCTTCTTTGTCTATAGGGACGAGTACATCCGTACACTGGAACCCCTTTGGAGAGTTCTTAGATGACTGCGAGTGACCTAACATGGCTCCCACCACAGCGCCGAACAGAGCATTATTGTCTCCCTCTATGAGGTTGTTACCAAGGATAGCGCCTAATCCAGCTCCTTTGAGTGTGTTCGCCGTATGGTCTTTGGTGTCTCGGTTCTCAGTACACACTTCCTTGAACGACCGTGTGCGGTATACTCTCGTTTTTTCGACATCTGTGATGCTGTGTATTTTTGCACTATTCGAACCTGCATGTACTGGCTGACACGCAAGCAGTACAAATAAGGGTAATGTAAGTAAATATTTCATTTGATTTTTCTTTCTCTCTCAAGGTTACTATCCTCTCTATTCCACATATAAAGGAGTATAAGGATAAACGAATAGGTAAACAATACGAAATATAAAAAGAATGTCATTGTTTTTCCCATCTATAAAAGAGATGACTACCTAGTATAGCGGTCGGTGTCTTTGTAGATGCCCATTCTGGTTTCACATAATAAGCATGATAGTGTGTCGCGCCATTGACTTGATCATCAAGACGTTTAGTAGCCACACCATAAGCAATACGTAAAGCTTCGGTAAAAGCCTTTTTATCTGTTATTTTGTCTGCTTTACCATCACAATACCAAGAAAATTGACATTTATGCCTTACAGGATACGATACTTTTGGATCTTTCCATGAAGGTTTTGTCGGTCCTTGGTGTATAACTTCACACGGAGTATTCGGATAACGATGATCCGCTACTCTATTCATCACAACTTGACTTACACCAATCTGTCCTGCAATAGGCTCAGATCGTGCTTCAAAGTAGATATTCATAGCCAAACAAACAACAGAAGCAGTAAAAATGTCCATAATTTACCTCCTCATTTTTGCTAGTTCTTCGGGGTCTTGTCCTTTCCCCACTGGAACGAGATTTGATTTGTGCATGGTTGCGATACCGACGATATAGTCTCCGGAGTAAACGTTTGGCTGCTTTTTAGGACAGGGGGCGCAGATGACGTCCGACGTCTTGATTGAGCGATTGTTCTTCGGAGGGGTGATCGATTTGGCATGAACGACTTCTTTCTTTTTGTTTTTGAGTTGATCAGGATGTACACCACGCGAGCGTAACCATGCTTCGTGCTTTTCTTGAGCTTTTTGCCAACCGGGTGTGCGATTTACTTTCCTCTTTTTACTATTTATAGTAGACATACCACGTACAAGATGCATAGTCATTAGGCTGACTCCTCGATGAGAATCCTGCCTGTGTCAATCTTTGTAAAGATGATTTCAAGAAGAGCAATACGATCGCTGTGCGTATATGAGTTATTGCGCTGGTCCAGCAATGTTGTGTATTCTTGCTGATATGCAGTTAGTTTTTCCATAGTCATCGAAGACATCATATGTTCGGCTTTTATCATTTTCTTATCCTTTTCCATTTTATAGTACTATTATACCATACTTTTCAGGTAATGTAAACAGTTAATTTCATTTTTATTATAAATAGTACTGATATTTCATCACATACTGTGTCAAAATATTGACAGCGAGCCGTGTCAAATAAAGGTTAGTGTCAATATTTTGACATGGGACGTTTTGGTTATAAATATTATCGAACCAACGAAAAGGTATTCTCATGAGTAGAATTATATTAATCTTAAGTATGATAGTCTTTGCAAGTGTGGCACATGCACAGACCGTGGTGGATACAACAACAAAATCAACAAGTGATGTAGATTCAAATGCGAAGACTATTGTTATTAGTCCTCCACCTTCTGCTATCACACCGTCTGTTAACTCTTCATCATCTGACCTCTGTACGGTCGGTGTAGCAGGAGCTGTTCAGACCCAAATTCTTGGCATCTCCAGTGGTGAAACTGTACGAGATCCTAATTGTGAAAGATTAAAAATAAGCAAGACTCTCTATGATATGGGTATGAAAGTGGCAGCAGTTTCTGTACTCTGTCAAGATAGAAGAGTTTATGATGCAATGGAAATGGCTGGTACTCCTTGTCCATATCTAGGTGAAATTGGTGATGTAGCAACCCGTAAGTGGAAAGCTGACCCTGGTAGAATTCCACCTGTAGATGAAATGGAGACAAAAGCTGATGTTCAAAAGAAACAAGGTGCTATTGCTGCTGGCGGTATTAGCCTCGGTCTTCTGCTTCTCCTCCTCCTCTAAAGCACAGGTATCAACAGGTCCTACATCTGGACAATCAAGCAATATACTCGTAATGGGAAATGGGTGGACAGGTACTTTTAGTGCTTGTACTCATTATGTAGACTGTTGGGCAGGACAGACTGATCAAGGCGATATACACAAAGGACAAAACACTGGCAATGGTGACACTTACTATTGGAGTGGCACACAACAAACTCTTGCAAATACAATCGCACTCAATACAGCACTCGCTGCTGCTGGCATACAAGTTGATGGATTCGACTATGAATGGGTGTATAAGAATGGTAATGCAAATACGTATTCTGGTCAGACAGGTGGCGGTGCAGTAGATCCATTTGAAGTTGTTGTCAATGTCTATGACTCTAATGGTAACATATTCAAGACTTACAAATATGACTATGGCCAGAACTTTTCAGGCTGGACATATGATACAGGCACAGAGACATTCGGTACAAACTTTCTTGACCCCTCGTTCTTTGGCAATGTAGAAGTACTCGTTACTGGAAAGGATATTGCCGGACAAGCAGGTTATTGGGGTCCTGAGTTTAGAGCAAATGAATCTGGTCTCTATGTAAACTACTCTGCAAACCTTTGTTATAATAATCCTTTATATGACGCTACTTGCCCTGGCTACGTTACTGCGTTGTTCAATCAACAATGTACACAAAATCCCCTTTATGATCCTACTTGCCCTGGATATAAGGCTGCTAATTTGAGTACTCAATGTGCGGCTAATCCTTTGTATGATGCAGCATGTCCGGGTTATGCTGCTGCATATCTTGCAGATAGGTGTTACTATGATCCTCTATATGATGTACAATGTACTGGATATCAGCAAGCATTTTTTGATCAGCAATGTGAGTTAGACGGACAATACGATAAACTATGCCCTAACTACCTTGATCCAGATCTTGTGGACTTAGGCACTACTGACCCAGTAGAAGAAGCCACATCAACAGATACTCAAGTCGGTGTTGCTGCACTTGATTTTACTCAAACCCAACCTATTGTACAAGACGTTCCGACCACAGATGTTTACGTGCCTGAAGTGCAAGACGAAGAGGTAGAGGCCGAAGAAACTCTACAAGCAGGAGCTGCAATGGCAATGGAGGACGATATTGAGAAAGAAATAAAACAGATCGAGGCAGAGGCCAACGAAGGAGAAACTGCACAAGAAGATGACATTGAGGCAGAACTAGCAGCTTTAGAAAATGAGACTACACCCGGTGAAGCTGATGGTAATGTTGGCACAGGTGAGAGTAAACAGGAAGACGATATAGAAAAAGAGATTGCTGAACTTAAAGCTGAATCAAAATCTAAAAAGAAGACTCTTAATAAGAATGATAAGATACGTTTGTTATTAGCTAAAAAGGCTAATGAACTAACTAAAAAGATAGAAAATGCTGTTACACTCGAACAACAAATGGTTACACAACGGTCACTCTTGGCTCTTATATCATTTGTCCCAGGTTTCGATTATAACAAGAAGGACTTACCACAAAAGTCTTTCTACCCAGAAAAACCAACAGTCGACCATGCATATGCAAGATGGTTCCTTAATGATCCAAAATTCGGTGCAATGGAAGACCTACAATATCCAAAACTAAGGAGTAACTAAAATGGCAGAAATAGAATACGGTGGAATCAAGCTAGGTGGCAGTAAGCTCCTATTGGTATTGCCACTCATCGGTACACTCGGTGGTGGATTATGGGGAGGCTTTGAATTCTATAAAGATTATATGGATATGAAAGAACAGATCCAAAACTATGTAGCACCTGACCTATCAGAGTTTGACAAGAACCTTGCACTCATTAAGGAAGAAATGGTCATGACTAGAGAAGAGGTAGGCATTATCAAAGATGCAATTGGTGAGCAGGTTGATTTCATGCGTGATACAAAGCACGACTTACGTGGTGACTTGGTTCGTATGGAAAAAATACTAGACAAGGTAGAGAATGACATTGATAAGGTTGAAGATGAAGCACAACTTCTTATGGATCGGACTAAGAAAGAAGGCCGGTTAATGATTGACGATGCTAACAACCGATTCAATGACAAGATATCTGGTATGGAAGGATATGTTAAGAGAGAACTACAATCAATTGAAAAGTCTCTTGATAATAGACTAACTAAGGCTTTAGATAATCCTTTAGCTAATAGATGATGTTCTTCTGGTTGACTATGCTAGTCATTGTACTTTTATTGGGTCTTGTAATTTATGTTCTTATAGAGTACGACAAAATCCAATAGTCGTATAAATAGAAGTATGATATAGAGAATTATCGACTGTGATTTTTGTAACCATTAACAGAAGGTTACCGAGATGTTCGCAGAAACAATGGCCGGCATTGCTGTCGTTAAAAAGGCAGCAGAAATGATTAAATCCTCAATAGACACAGCTAACGATATAGGCTCTATTGCAGGCTATGTCGACAATCTATTCACAGGCCAACAGGAAATAATAAAGAAGCGTAACGCTAAAGCCGGTGTGAGTTCATTGACTTACACTAAAGGTATTGCTCAGGAAATGATTGATGCCAAGTTGGCTGAAGAGACTATGAATGAGATGAGGAATATAATTGACCTACGTTTTGGTCATGGCACATGGAAGTCTATCATAGACGAAAGAGCTAAGCGTATACAAGAAGAAAAAGAAGCTGTAATTGAAATGAAGAAAGAACAGCGAAAAAGAGCTGCAGAGTTAGCAGAAACAATGAAACAAACCTTTATAGTTATTATGGCTATTCTTATTGGTTCTGTTACGATTGGAGCAGCTATATACTTTGGGTCATAACATATGCACAAATTCAAAGATGGTATAGTACTTAGCCTTAGAGAAGGTAAAGGGAAACTATATCATCATGGATATTTAAAATTCAAAGGTGATGGTTACGTTGCTATAAAAACTGCTATATCTCTATCGGGTGATGATCCAGAGATTATAGATACATTTAGAGCACAACTTGAAATGCGAGAAAAGATTAGATTTAATGAAAGTTCTAAAGGGAATAAAATTAAAGAGTCTCAGTGACTTTGATATAATGTCTATTAAACAGGCCATATTCGAAAAGCTTATTGTCATAATCAAGCCTATTGACAACCCCACTCCACAAGATGAAGTAGATTTCTGTAAACGTATTGGTCCTATTCATGAGATCACTGCTGACAGAGCCAAGCATATTGTAGGAGAAGTCCCTGGTATTCTTCGTGTAACTGGTGAATTAAATGATGAAGGTGAGCCGGGTCTATTTGGACATACTGATGCGTTAGACTGGCACTGTAATCAAGCATCTAATCCTAACAGAATGCCAATTGTATATCTTAGAGCAATTAAAGGTAGTAAAGGATCAGTCACAAGCTGGATTGATAATGCTTTAGCCTATGACGCACTGAGTCCTCAATGGAAAGAAACATTACAAGACAAATACATCACACTAGGATATAAGGTGGGTGGATATACACCAAGCAATTGGTTTCATGAGCATCATAACGAAGATGATCCATTTGATCTCATTCATACAAATAGAGCTGGTAGAACAGGACTATACTTTCCATTCCTCCAAACGTTTGGTGGCAATATCACAAACTCTACATTTAAGTACTTGAAAGAGCACTGTCAATATGCAGGGTTTAGATATGACCATCACTGGGAAGATGGTGACATAGTTATGTCTGAACAGTTTCTTACTCTACATAAAAGACATGAATTTAAAAAAATGGACGCCAGGGTTCTTCATAGAATTGCCCTAGACGCCCATCCATTATAAAGCAGAGCCAGTGTATAAGTGCTGGGTGCAATCCGAAAACTTCGACTCATTGTCAGGCGCTTCGGGTTCACCTATCCTGTAAATCAAACCTGTCATTCACACCATCATATTCTTCTTTTGATGTGTACAGGCTTTCTGCAAATCCTTTAGTCAAATTCAATTCATTACCATAATATAAACTATTATATAATTTTTTGCCAAAAACTTGATGGTTTACTGGTGAAAGATGGTTGTGTCTCTTATCGACCTTGCCACCATAACAATCACCTCTAGTTCCCATACTATCAAATTCTTTCTCTTCTACAGACATTAAATCGCCTGTAACTTTTACAAAAGGATTATGTATAAGATCAGAGCCATTTGGAAAGGTTGGTATTTGAATGGTTCTACATCCTGTAGCCATTGCCATGTAATTAACTGCTTGTGTGATAGCCTGTGATATGGCTAAATTCTGAGAATGATTCCATAGGTATTTCTTATATAACTCAATAGCCTCTAATTCATCTTTTCTAATCTTAGCGCCTTTGTAGTGCATGTACAAATTGCCAAGTTCAGGTCTGTCTTCTAACACCCATCTACGACTTGGTTCTGTATGCACATAGACACAATAGTCGCCTTCAGTAAATTTTGATGACATGTCATTAAACTGCTTAAAGATATACTCTTGTGATACACCAGATTTTGCATTACCTACGACATCAGTTTTTAGCTCTATTTGGAGTATTTCCATCCATGTAGTAAACCGGTCTTCAAGTTTGTAGAAAGCATGTGAGCTCTGTTCAGCAAAACTATCTCCAAACACGTATATAGTCACTTGTCATCATCCTCATAAATAAACGGGTCAATCTTTTTGTGTTTACGTTTAGCAAAGAAATAGTCAATCTCTTTACGTATCCTCCATATCCAATATTCAATAAATGTAATCATTTATTCTTCCTGTTCTTTCTCATATTCTTACGTTTACGAGAACCCTTTTTACGTCTACCGGGTCTTGGACGGTTCTTAGCTGGCCAAGGCATCTAATCTCCTATTGTTTAGATTATATATTCTTATTTTTACGAGCCTTTCTTAGCTTAGCATATTTCCTTGATGTGGTTTCAAAAATAACATCTTTTACTTTAGAACGCCTCTTTCTAATCTTTGCAGATTTAAGTATACGATCACCGCGTTTGGTGTTTTTTTCTAATTCATCCATAGTGTACTCCTAGCTAATGGACACTAGGGCCGGAATCGAACCGGCATACAAGGATTTGCAATCCTCTGCATAACCATTCTGCCACCTAGTGATATAGAATAAATTGAGCAGTTTTCTCTTCTTCACATGACGTCGTATAGTAAGCGTGTTTGCTGGAAAACATTTTCCATATTGCTCCTAACTTTGTACGCCGCGAGTTAGTCATACTCAGGACTTTACAATTTGGCCTGCCCTGTAGGATTCGAACCTACGACCTACAGCTTAGAAGGCTGTTGCTCTAATCCAGCTGAGCTAAGGGCAGATTTGTGATTACCAAGATAATTTTTTAGTTTTCTTAGTAATATAAACTGATTTTTAGTCCAAAAGGTGTGAGCCCATGTTCCTTCTTCGCATCGTGATGCAGCTTCCATACAAGAGTCAATGCGCTGTTCAAACAGTTGCACTTCCTTGATTGAGTTTGTCGAGAATTGCATGTATTACCCTTTCACATTCTTCTTTACTTGGAACCTCGTAAGGTCCCCATTCGTGGTCTTGCAAAATAGAGTCACCATTTGGCGCTACTAGTCTATGCCACATCTTTACATTGTGCCCGTCATATTCATAATCGGCTTCACCGATATATTGCCAACCTAAGCAACGCACATCAGTTGCTTCATTGAATTGGTCTTTCCACTCATATAGAGTATTTTTTACCATGTAAGTGGCTCACTAGTGTAGCTGTCATGATAGTCACCATTCGAATGAAACTTACGAGTCACTGTTCTTTTATAAACACGCTTATTGTCTGCCACTACGTATGTTACAAACTCTTGTTGAATGACTCCATCGGTTGGAGCATCCACTGCCGTTTTCATTGGTCCTTCTTGCATTAAGCTGCCTCCTTGATCCATCGCTTAAGTGTATCAACATCAATGTTGAGATCATCGGCTAATTTAGCCTCTTCTTCTTTAGCCTGTTTTTCCATCTCAGCTTCGAGCTTACGCTCTTCTTCCATGGATGCACAAGCCATATCAATTTCTTTTTTAAGCTCTTTGTCAGAGTACCAAGAGAAATCAATACTACGGGCATATGATTTACTATATGCATCTGCAATACAATAATACGCAGACTCTTCTAGCTCAATACGCTTGAACTCTTTAAGAGTACCAGTAGGAACTCTCTCATTCCAATACTTTGTGTTAGATGGTTCAACCATAGATCCCATCCAACAGTTAGGTTGTTTAGAGAACTCAGCTGCCTCAGCACGTTGAGCATTGATATAATTTATAAGAGCCTGTTCCATTATTTGTTCCTCCAAGCATCGATTGTTGATCTATAAGATGACATATCAAGCTGAGCCCATACATCCAATGGTGCAACACCAGACTGTCGCATTTCGCGATATGTCTTAGGAGTAAGACCAGATTTGATCAAAAACTTCTTAAACTTTGCTTTAGTGAAAGGGCCACCGGTGTGCTTAAACCGAGCCACAATCTCACCATCGTAACGTAGATATTCTGAATCATTACTAAAGAGTTCTTTATTAAACATAATTTTCTTTCCTTTTTCCATTTTATAGATATATTATACCATAGTTTTCATGCAAAGTAAACAAAAAAATGAGCAAAAGTGCATTTTATTTTGTTTTTTGATCTTTTGTTAGTAGTATATCAATCTTATGTTCAATTCTTGTTAATGCTTTTACCACATCGTCCTCAACAACAGGCATTATGTCATGATCCTCTTGCCTCATTTTCCATAACATCCAATCGTAGTATCTTTCGGGTTCTCTATCTTCCATTGATCTAATAGCTCCTCTTGCATTTTATACGCTTCTATTTCAGACGGTTGAGCCATATATCCTTCAAAGGTATCGTATTCAATAGGCTCAAACTCTTTACGTACATGCTGTTTGACATGTACCATTTCATGAAATAGAGTCGTAAGAAAGTCTTCGTATTCCATTCCTTTTTGCATTTCAATAACAAACTGCCGTCTGTCAACTTCATGACATAGGCCTTCAGCATCATCAATTTCTTTTAACTCAATATCAATTTCTAAAGTCCTGATACGAGGCATGAGTTTACCAATACACCAATGAGCAGCATCTTCTACAAGATACCTTTCATGTTTAGTGCCGCCATACGCATCAACAAAGTTCATTGCTTATCTCCATTTTATAGTATATTATACCATAGTTTTAGAGGAATGTAAACCGTTTATTTTATTTAGGTGTGATAATTTCTACATTATCAGGTAATGGGAATTTAGACGCATTATGATGGTGATACACAAAGAACTGTGTATTCTTAAATTCATTAAAAATTCCTTCAGTAATTGGCCTCCAATTAAATGCTAGCCTCTGAGTATTTTCTGCGTTTCTGTTGGAAGGAAGTACAAAATCTGTAGTACTGATTAGATTGAAATCAAACATACTATCAAATCCATACATATGGACTTCATCTGCACCTAGCTTATTACAAGTATAATGTGTAGCTAGATGTCCGCAATTAAAGTCTGTATAGTTTGCGGCATATTTAGGTAGAGTCAAATAAAACTCTTTGATCTTAGGTGCATGCTTTACATAGAAATCTGGTTTCATTTCCATCCATTTCTTTGGCCTTGCACCCATGACCCATTGAAAAGCATCAAGGTTGACACTACCTTCATTGATAGCTTTACACATCTTAAAGTCAACGATAGTAGTAAAATAGACATTATCAATTTCACGAGGTGGTAGATTACATGTAATTTTTAAACCTTTTGATGGCTTATAGAATACGTGTGAATCACCATTCCCAATAATGTGTGCAACCGTCATTGCATGAGCTCCCTGATTTTCTCTTTTCCTTTATAGCCAGTCCAATGTACAGCTCTTATGTCTGCTACACTATTCTGGTCTAGAAAATCGATTCGTAAGTAGTTAAATTTTGTTGGCATGTCTTCAATATGAACATTCTTTTGTAGTGGATCTAGCATAGCATGGAGTTGCTCTTGATCTCCTCTTTCCTGACTTGTAACACATGCTTCAGCCCAAGCTCTTAATATTTGTGGCTTATTCATAAATGCTACTACACCAGAATTATGCGTCTTTTCACCCATACGTTTTGTCCATGGATTATCCACAGCCATTAATAGTTTATTTGATTTTATATATCTGAAGATTTCAGTCATGTCTCCACGTACTTCAACATCAGTATCAAGCCAGCATACTTCTTTATAAGGAGTTCCTAACATACACCCTGGCTTTAGAAACCAGCCTTTGACTGACGTGGTTTCCATTTGACCAATTGAATGGAACATCTTTGAATCAGCTGCCCAGTCCAACATACTGGTAGTCATACCAAAATCAGCTAGCGATAGCTTGGCATCAGGGTTATGTTTTTTAAAGTTTTTAGTAAACCAAGGGAGCTGCCACTCAGTGGCTTTGTCACAGCCTGTCAAAAATGCTCTATCAAAATCAGACAATTTTATAATCCTCATTATAATTATGTTTAGCCAAACAGCCTTCTTTTGCTTGTATTGTTGTAAAGCTATCTCTTGCTTCAACCGGCCATGGGTAATACTCTTCTAAGAATGGAAATGTGTCTTTATGTAAAAATACATCGGTTGGTGCTGCACCTATGCCTTTGGTCGCTTGTATCAATTGCCTTGCAGCGGCAGGCTTAACAATATATGCATGAGCACCTGGGAAATACTTTTTAGAAGTTAATGGTCCACTGCCAATAAAAGCAGGTGTTCTAAACTGTCCATATGATGGCTTGCCAATATTCATCATTTGCTTAAAACATTGACCATTCAGAATACGTTCACTGATAGTATCTACAATAACAGCATCATGTTCAAATATCATGATAGGCTCTTGGACTTTCATACACTCTTCCCAAAGAGAATAATGAGATAAGAAAGCTGCAGCACAATTATCTGCTCTTGAATATACTTCATCCAACCTGTTTCCATCAATACCTTTTTCTGCTAACATCTCAAATGGCATGTCTGCAGGAGTAGTGGCTTTCCACTTGTTAATAACAATGCCTTGAGGTGCTCCTGATCTGATACAGTTTTCAGCAGCTTTTACGGATTGTTCATTATCTAAAATAGTAATTACATATGCTCTCATAATGACGTAGTACTTTCAGTTCCTTGCACGGTCGTATAATATTTCTTTGTTTGACCGATGTTATTAAATATTTGCTTACACATTAAAGCATCATTTGGCCACATGCCAATCTCTTTGAATTTATCTATAACCTTTTTAGCCATACTTGGTTTAATGAGATATGCCGAGTTGCCAGCCATTCCTTGTGGAATATTAAACTCATCAATGGTAGGTACTTGTTGAATAGGATTAGTGAATTTCAATACTGCTTCATGATAAACATTGGATCTACGTGTAGCTCCTCGAGGGTCATTAATGCCAACTACTTCAAACTTGCTATCAATGATCTCTTGAGGATCAAACCTTTCAATAAATTTAGCATCATGTTCAAGAACTAAAACAGGTTCATTTGTTTCAACAGACTGTTTCCAACATAACCAATGAGAAAGAAAACAAGCAATACGTCTCTCAATAACTGCAGTAGGATAGCTGTTTAATGATAGACCTGTAGCAAAATCATCTCTATGCCCTTGGATAGGATAAGACCATTGAAACATATTAGCATTCATAATGTTAGGAACTTGTTCTGGTGTTACTGCCCACAATGAATCAATCTCAAACTTATTGCCAACAGCCATAGATGAATTTTTACAAACATCAGCTGCTGCTTTTGAGGTAGGATTATTATCTAATGTAATAAGTCTTGCAATCATTTGTATAACCTTATAATATAGCTATCAGGCTGACCTGTAGTTTTACGCAAATCAAATCTTTCAATCTTAAATCCTGATTTGTCCATGGCATTCAAAAACATATTATTGTCCATAGCATTATATTGATCAGGGTGTCTTAGTAGCCATGGGTGATCTAATTGTTGTTGAGTCATAGACTCTAGTGGAAATACATCTTCAATAAAATAACTACCACCATCTGCTAAGAATGGCAATAGATTATTCATTGTTTGCATATTTGCCTTTGGGTTATGCATGCCGTCATCAATAATAAAATCAAACTTAACTTTACCAAAAGCCTCAAGCATTTGTGGTCCAATAGCAGGATTCATTGAGTCACCTTTTACATGGTGACATCTTTCATTCTTTAACACAGCTAGTTGGTGTGGCTTAGTACGAGTAAAAATATCAATACCATATAAGTCTGCATTCGGAAAGTATTCATGGAAAGCTTCCATACTTTCACCTCTGAATATGCCTACTTCTAATAGTTTAAGACCATCATCTTTCTTTGGCTCGAAGAACTGTTCGTAAACAGTGTTGTATTTATGTTTCTTATGCTTATCACAGCCATATAGATCAAATAGATCTGCTAATTTAGACATTCCAATAATTCCTTGTTGCACCAGTGTTAAAATCAAATCCCCAATAATCAATATCTTTTTTATACCAATCGGCAACGATTTGAGTAGTTTCCTTATTATATAGGTCCATATAAGTTCCTTTATTGAGGGCTGTCACGTTACGTGCTCTTGACATTTCTGGTATATCAAAATATTTCTTAAGATCTTCTTCTAAGTGCGAATGGCGTAAACAATCAACCATACACTTTTCTCCAGCATCATCACTAACATGATCCCATGCAGGGTACCAGCCTCTAATGGCTCTATGCCACATGTATTCTACATCACCCCACTTATGGCGCTCTTCAAGGAATGCTTCAAATGAACTGATGTCTCCATAAGATGGATCTACTTTTTGTTCAACCTCGATTACTTTTTTAAGGAAGAAAAAACGAGATACAACCCTATCCCAAGGATTACGTATGATAGCAAATGCACCAAACTTATTCCGATAATCTTCACGTAGATCTCTCCAACGTGCATGTTCTGCGCCCAAATGGTCATTAGTTTCTTTCATCTTCTCTGCCAAGCCACGTGAATAGTTTTGACTTTTGTGGCGGCTTGTTTCATTCACAAAAATCCTTGGTTTAATAAAAGGACTATGCCTTACAGTCATACCAGCATTCTTCGGGATGTGTACAAAAATTTTCATGTCAGACATGTTTCATTAACTCCTTAACGTTTTCACCTCTTTCGGGCAATTTATCTTTTAGGAAAAAATGGACGAAATAAGCCTCATCAACTCGAGTAATAGCACTATAAAGACCATTCCATTTCCAATTCATATTTTTTACTTTTATTCCATCACGCTTTAGCCAGTAGTTCAATAGAGTTTGATCTGTTGACCACTTCCATGGACCAAGACCATCAACAAAAGCTTTAAAGTCATGCTGCTGAATAAACTCTTTTGGTGACATACCTTTTAAATGTGATAGCAATGATTTATTCATAACCATAAGACCCATATTGATAAACTCATAACCTAAGTCATTAGGTTTAAAATCAACAAATTGACTTAGGTGTTCATATTGCATTCTACTATAATTTATAATCTTTCCTGCATACTGTTGAGTGATCGGCATTTCTCTTTCAACAACACCACCAAAATCAAACTCTTCACCTAAGTCATCAAAGATGTTAGGCGCATCTGGCCTGATCCAAATGTCACTATCAACAATAGCAACTTGGTCATAAGTTTTTAAATATTCGAATGCATTTTCTTTTTCGTAAATAGGCAGGTAGCCTAAACGTTCAACGGCCTCCTTACTTCTGTTCGTCGTAAAAGGATCAGGACGAATCATTAGTTTAGGAGACCGTTGGATTACATGTTCTATGTCATGTTTTTTGCAATAATCTGATACAGATGATGTGCAATGGTCGTATAACGCAGACTTCTGTCCTACGTATACTTGGTAGATCAATCGTTTCATAACGAACCTCAATTATTATTTTTTCGGAGGTGTTGCTCCGGACTTAGTCTTGTGTTTAACTGCATCAGCACCAAAGAATGCTGCCACTAAAACAGATATTGATACAAAGTATGTAGGTGCAATTTGTGCAATTAATTCAGCTGCATCAAGCTCATCTAATAATGTAGTCACTAATATGGCGCCTGGGTAGAATAACATTCCAAACAAGGCGAACCATGCCATTTTTCTCATAGCATCTCTCTGTGCATCTTGATCTTCGAGTTCTTTACGTTTAAACTCCATGTGCATTTCAAGTTCTTCAGCTGTGATATGTCCATCACCATTACTGTCAACATGATCTAAACCTTCAATCGTAGTTTTTTGTTTTGTAGCCATAGATTTATCCTTTTAATTAAGATAGATCTATTTATACTGTTTTCAGCTGCGTGCGAAAGCTTAGAATTCTATGAATCCTAGCGCGATCACGTGCCTGACAAAACCTCTTCCATGAAAATGGTCTGTAAGTCATTAGTCACCCTCCTCTGTAAAAGTTAGGTGCGTTCCTTCAGCGACTGCTTACTTCCGCCCTTTACGGGTGAACGTTTAATGTATTACTATTTATACTGCTTTCTTTAATTCTTCGAATAAATATTCTTTGACATCGTCCATGTCGGCTTGGAATCTAATGCCGATACCACCGGCTGCTTCCCAGGCTTTGATGTTTGATATTTTATCATCAATCAAGATATTAGGCTTTCCGTCTATTTGACTGATAGCATATTTAGATTTGTTTGATGTGAAGACCATTCTTTCAACATCTGGAGTAACAATACCATGTCTTTCAAGCCATACTCTTTTCCAGTAGGCTGAATTCATAGTATCTCCTCTAAGAGGTGAAGAACAAATTCCCCAATCACCTTTACTTATATCTTTTACATATGATACGATTTGATCGGTTTCTTCGAACTTAGGAATTCTGTTAAAGAAGTCCGTACCGTGAAGATCAATCAAAGCTTTTTCTTTATCTTTGATTGTTTTCCAATGGCTAACTCCGCAGCTATCAGCCCAGAATCCGAAGAAGTTGGCGATCACGCCGTCCATATCTAAATAAATTGTCATAAAATTTCCTTTCTTTTTCTATTTTATAAGTATATTATACCATACTTTTAAAGGAATGTACACAATTATTTTCATAAAAGTGCACTTTTTTTCATTTAATTTGAGAAGATTTTTCTTTGGCGATACTCTTCGATAGTATCTGTGAGGAGTTTGGAGTAATTGTCACGATGCTCTTTGAAGACCAATGGTTTTTCATAATCAACGTCCATAATAACAACAGTATTAGTGATAGGCATACCAGTGCGTTCTTCCCACATGATAGCGTATCCACTCATTTGAGCAAAATAATTTGAAATGTGTTCTTTTTTCTTGATTCTTTTAGATGTCTTAAAGTCAATGATAGAAGGTACACCATCGAATTCTGCAACACAATCAACACGACCGGCAACACCTAGATGTCTACTATATAATGGTACTTCAAGACCATATATTGTACCAATACGTTCTGTTAAGATTGGTGCAAGATTAGAGAGCGATTGTTTAATGTGTGGCATATAGTCATTATAGTCTTCATTCCTTAGAAACTTTTCTACAATAGAATGAACCTGTGTTCCTCTATTACTAGCTCTAGCTCCTACTCTATTTGCCTCATCATCACCTACGCGTTTGCGCCACCGCTGTATAGCTTCTTCACTGAGGATGCTAAGTACAGTTGTGATAGATGGGTAGTTACCTTCAGGTGTTTTATAGGTACGTCCTGAAGGTAGTGTTTCTGCATCTAAATCGTCATAACCAAGTTCAATGTGTTCATGCTTAAAAGTCAAAATTTATCCTATACTAATCATAAAAGGTTCACCTGTTATCAGAATGTGTATGCCATTAACGATTAGACATGCACCTAATATTGTAAAATAGGTTGTCATATCGATTCTCCTTCATTTTGCTGAGGAGGCATTACAAGCTCATTGAGTGTTTCTTTACTCACACATGCTGCTGTTTGAATAGATGCGCCATCAAAAGATTTCCAAGCCTGAAATTTGATTTGCCCTTCATGCTCATCAGCATAAGCTAGGCATGTTTCTGGTGAAGGAAACGACTTAGAAAAAATATACAAGTCTTGCCATGGATTTGATGTAATCATCCATAGCACTAGGAAAAATTCCATTAGACTAGCTCCCGCGCAGCCTCCGTTGTTTCGTCTACTCGTCTTGTCCATCCTCTACCGAATGTTTCAAATGTAGATAGCGATTCGTAATACTCTTGCCGCGCTGCTTGATAGTTTACAATCGCTGTTGACAACCCTTCAGAGTCTACATATGCAGACAAGGCAGCCAACGTATTTGGTCCAATCCCACCATCAGGAGTAGATCCAATCATTTTTTGAAGAAACTTAGCTGCTCTTCCTGGGCCAGCATTTACTCCAAAATCAAATACGCATAGGTCTAAACCTGTAGGCAAATCATCACCTTTAAGTCTATTCCAATAGTTCTCTTTATAAATCGGTGCAACATCTTCGACTGTTAAGTCAGACATTTCTTTTTCACCGCCCCATTCTTCATACACACGTTTAGTTACGCCGAGATTTGTCTCGCCGCCGGGGTCTTTTGGATGATTTACATAACCACCTTCGTGGTGTAGAATCATCTCTAAACAATGATCGTAGTTTTCTTGCATTTAATATCCTAACATTTCTTTTGTCATAATATAGTCTCGAACAAAATCAGATCTTACGATGTCATCCCATCCGAATTCAACTGTTGAAAAGTTCTTAAGCTGTTCCATAATTGCTAAGAACTTAATGAGTCCATCTTTTTCAGATGTATTTCTAAAATCAGACTGCCTGTAGTCACCACTAAAAATAACTCTACAATTATTACCTACACGAGTAATGACAGAGTCTAATTCATGAAAACTAAGGTTTTGCATTTCATCTACAACGATGACACAGTTATCAAAAGTTGCACCTCTAATAAATGATGTAGACTCAAACAATATTTGGCCTGTGTTTATCATCTTGTTATATGAGGCTTTGTCTCCAAATAACTCTGTGCAAATATTCTTATAAGGTACAGTATAGACTTCTTTCTTTTCTTCAGCTGATCCTGGGAGAAATCCCATCTCTCTTACTGGAACCATTGATCTAATTATAATCAATCTGTCCTTAAAGTTTTCTCTATCTAAGACTTCTTCAAACCCCAAATACATGGCTAGGAAAGTCTTACCTGTACCAGCAGATCCAGACAACACAAGGTTATCTCCATCATCCCAGCGATCAAAGACTGTTTCTTGGTTTGCAGTAATTGGTCTAAATTCCAATAGATCGTTGATTTTAACTGTCATACTGTTGTTAGACCCTTTACCGGGCCTAGCAGTAGGTGCATCAAGTTTTGATCGTGTTGCCACGTCCAGACCCCTTTTTGATTTGTTTGAGCATGTCGTTCCATTCGTGCCCTGCCGCCTTCCGCGTTGAGCCTTCTTGGCCATGAATGAGGTTGAGTGCTTTGTAAACTTGGACGAGCTTATATTCATCCAGCATTTCTACGAGTTCTTTGTGAGAACACATAACATCCCATTCTTCTTCTCCGTCTTCTCTTCTAACTGTATACGTTGGCATTTTCATTAAACCATTTTGGTTCGTCACGCTTAGACCATACCATCTTAAAGCGATCACGTTTGGTTCTATAGAATAATCTATAGGACTTGATTGGATCCTCGAACATACATTCTGGATGAGCTTTCATAGCCAGTTTGAACGGGGTCATGCCGATGTCTGGTATGTTACGAGGGGCGTATTGTAAAGGAAATAGCAACCTGTCATGAGTGGCATGGTACCTTCCATAACGGTATTTATATTCTTCGCATAGTGCTTTAAAGTGCAACCAATGCCAGTTGTAATTGGCTTTTGATTCGCGAGTCCATACCGTACAAGGATGATTGTGATGAACATCTTTGTAAAATAGCAATTCGGCTTCAAGGTCATCAGCACCTAAGTACAAGTCGTAATATGTAACCATACGCTTGCCGGATTTGCTAGGTTTTTTGGTAGGTAAGCCGTCAAGCATACGATGTGCAGTAGATAACATTTGTGCAGATTCGACAACCATCTTTGGTACATGTTTGTCGCACTGTAATTGTGCTGCTTTGACTGGGTCTTGATCGAGGATAAAAATATTCATAATGTAACTCCTAGTTGGCTGGATATAGTACTATTATACCACATCCAGCCGGAAAAGTACAACAGTTTATGCAACACCAGCTTGCGCTAGATGTTGCTCTAAAAATTGTTTCTTGTGGATAATCTTGGATAAGAGGTCTTTCTGCCCTCTCCTTTTCAAACGTTTAGCATATTCATTAAGTTCTTCTACATCTTTTTTAAGTCTTTCGACTTGTGATTGGGACATAAAGGTTCCTTTTGTTAATAGTTTGATTGGAAAATATGAAAGACTAATCTGCACTTAAGATTAAACCGGGAAATGCCTCCTCTACAATTGGTTTCGAAATACCGTCTAGTGGTTTTTTATTTACCATGTTGATTACGATCTCCGCGTCTTTAGGATGAACACCTTCTAAAATTGCAATGAACACTCGCTCTCTCTTATAGTTTGGCATGTCAGGTCCACCTACTGCAAAATATCCAAAGTTTTTGTTTTCTCTTAAAAGAGATGAGGGGTGACTATGCTCAGGAGCAGCCGTATAAGGGGGAGCGCCTACTGGAAGGTTCCATCTTACTGTATCATCATAAGTTCCTCGCAAAACGTCTTTGAGGGCCCATGATTCGTTTGTTTGTAAAAACTCGATTTTCTGCTGTTTGTGACGTTTACTAGCAGTTTGCTCGAGTACTTGGTAGATTTGTAATGTTGCCATTATATAAACTCCTGTACAACTTCAATCAGATTCTTACAACGTTTTTCAACGAGGTATGGAAAGACTTTAGCTTTATTAGACTCTTGGTCCTGTCCATTAAAGTTATTTATAATATCCTTAATTACACTAGGTGGTGTTTGGGATAAATCTATAAGTTTTTTATTGCGTAAAAAGTTACGATATACATCATCGCCAAGCGCATGAGGATTCTCCATGAGAAGCGCTTTCTTCTTAGCTGAAAGGGGTGTCTGACGACGACCTTCGACAAATACATTGTCATCGGAAAGGACATTAGGCACGCCGTCAGACGCATCACCAGATAGTATCAAGGAAAGGAGCTGGTGACGAGGGTTATCTTCTTTTATGAACTTTTTAGTCATATTAGAAAACTGAGAAACATGTTTCATTGTTTGTAATTGAGCAAAGTCTTTATCTGCTGATACAATCATGATAGGCTCATGCATGCCAAATTCTTCGGTTTGAAAAGCAATGTGTGCAATAGCATCATCGGCTTCACAACCATATTGGTGAACTACTTTATAAGGAAAGTTTTCTTTGATTTCGTCTAGTACCATATTAGTGATACGAAATACTTCATTCCAATCCATAGACGAATCATCACGGTTTTTCTTACGTGAAAACTTGTATTGAGGAAAGACATCTTTACGCCAGTTACCACCATTATCAGATACGATAACGACTTCACCATATTGCTGAGTGAACTTTTTACGATACATTCGAATGCTATTGAGAATCATATGACGAATCATATTCTCATCAGTATCTAGTCTTTGTGTGATGATATTACCAATAGCAATACCGTTATAGTCAATCATAATCATAATATATGTCCTTTTCCATTATATAGATTATTATACCATAGTTTTAGTATAATGTACACCATTAATTTCACTATTTTTCACCTTTTTTTATAATTATATTACTATTATATGTCATTTTATAGAATAATATTTCATTATAGTACTATATTATGAAATTTAATTATATTGATTAAAGTAAATATTAGAAAGCCTCACTCTCGTTGAGCTCGTCAGCGCTATGTGAGTATATATACATCACTTTGCACGAGAGTGACCCTGGACACCATACTTTATATGTGAATACCATACTCTTTCATGAATATAGTACATCACAAACTTAATAATCAAATCAGCAACAAATACCATACCAACGGCTTTAGGTGGTAACCCAAATACGAAAGCAATGATTGCTGTTACTATTGATGCTATGATTCGCCAAGTGATTGCTTTGGCTAAATGTCTTTTATGACTAACTTTTTCCGAGGTGTTTGGCATGTATTTTACATCCTATAAATTCATTATAATATTCAGTTGATAATAACACATCACGAGCAAACTGTTCTCTTGCTTCGTAATATGAACATTCACCTTTAGTCTTACAGAGCTTTAAGATTTCTCTTTTCCAATTGTCAAGACCTTTTTTTTCGACGAGGTTTTGAACTGTAATGGAGGACCCGTAGTAAGTTCTCCAGTCTGACTCAACACGAGTCTTGACACGCCTTTTACGACTTTTCGTGATAGGGAGAGTTTTGGGTTTCCAGAAAAACTTTTTGCCAACGTACATTTTCCCTGTATCTAACTCGGTGATTAAGTAGACGAACCCCTGATACTCATCAGGGGTTTCATCGTATTCTTTATTCTCATATAACCATTTCATATAGTTATATATTAGTCCTCTAGATCTCCAAAATCTAGTTCCTCTTCTAACATTGTTGCAATTGCTCTTCTACCACATACGGGGCAAAATTCTGCTTCTTGAGATACGATAACAGTTGATTCTTGCTCGCACTCATTACATTCAATCCTGTATTCCATTATAGCCCCATCTGTTTACAAGTTTCTTGAAATGTTTGAGTCTTACCTGTCTTAAAGCGAACAGATAAAACCACTCTTAGTTGGCCATCACCAAACTTATCGGTAATGACATTATGCGGAATATCGGCATTAAATATCATAGGAGTGTTTAATTCAACTCTATGAATTGCTTCACCTATTTCACCTAATTTATAAACTTTCGCACCAGAATTATTTGCTGCGAACTTTACTCCTTCCGCGTCTTTTTTTCCACTAAAAATACTTTCTACCGATTCTGGTAATTCGTACCACACATTGTAACTGCCTTTGCATCCTGTGATAGGAATGTTCAAAGCCCACTTGTAAGCTTCATCTCTGTGTATAGTTGAAAATGTATTATGTGATGTTACAAACAATCGAGTGACAGTAATTTCGCTGTCAAATTGTTTTTCAAGTTCATTATAAAAATCAGGTAAAATTGACTTAAGATCTAATAACTCAAGATACCAGCCGTTAATATCCTGTTCGTATAGATGTTCAATACTATCTACAAGAACAGGATAATTAACATCAATGTCATAATCTACTGAATACTTCATTAAGCAGCTTCAGCGTCCCAACCCCAATCACCTGTTAGTCCATTGACTGAATATTCAGTAACTCTTTTTTCAAAGAAGTTGTCATGTGAAGCACCGTTAAGTACCCAATCAAGCCATGGGAGTGGATTATCTTTTTGCTTAAAGATAGGCTTTAAACCAATCTGAAGTAATCTACGGTCTGCAATATGTCGAATGTATGTCTTTACATCTTTCTTAGTCAAACCTTGGATTTCTTTAGTACCATTAAATGCAAGATCAATAAACTTATCTTCTAGATCTACACCATTATTTGCAATCTCATAGATTTTTGATTTAAGTTCATCATTTACAATACGTGGCTTTTCTTCACAAAGCTGACGGAATAGTTTAGATACACCTTGAACATGCATAGTTTCATCGCGTATAGACCATTCTACAATTGTGCCCATACCTTTCATCTTACCGAACCGTTGAAAGTTAAGTAACATAACGAATGATGCAAACAATGACATACCTTCGTTAAATACAGATTGTGCTAGTACTAATGCCAAACCTTGGTGCGTGTTGATATTACCTTCAGACATAAAGTCAAGCTTATCGGCCATTTCAGAATACTCAAGGAATGAGTGGAACTCTTCATCTGGCAGACCAAGTGTATCATTCAATAAAGCATATGCTCTTTGGTGTACACCTTCTCTATTAGCAAATGATGCTAACATATTACGTATTTCGTTATTCTTAAATTTTGGAATAAGAAGCTCATGATAGTTTTCGCCAACCTGTACATCAGACTGAGTAAACAATCTAAGGATTTGAGTTACGAAATCTTTCTCATCGCTACTTAATTTTGTTTTCCAATCCTGAACGTCTTCTGACAGTTCAGCCTCATCTTCGACCCAATGGATCTCTTCGTGTTTTTTAACTAGTTCTACCGCCCATGGATATTGAAACGGCTTGTATGATTTTGAAAATTCCATTAGTGACATTTTATTACCCCTCGCAAGCTATGCATTCGTTTGATTCTGTTATTTCGTATGTTGGTTGTGGTGTGTTTAAATATTCCATAAGTTCATTATAACCACCTACATATTGACCGGCCATATAGATTTGAGGAACTGTAGTAACCTTCCGGCCTGTTACTTCAGCTGCAGTCTTTTTGATTTCAGTTAAATTAATAAAATCAAAAACAATTCCTCGTAATTCTAATTCTTCTTTTGATTTTGCACAATATACACAATCAGTTTTACCATATATGATAGTTCTTTGATCGTCTTGTAGTGCAACTCTTTCTACTTTTTCAGATACATTTTCAGCACGACTTGATGCTTCTGTTCTTAAATAGTAAAGACCTTTTAAACCTTTTTTCCATGCTTCAATATGTACTTTATTGACATAGCTTTTTTCTACTCCAGATGGAAAGAATACGTTTACACTTTGGCCTTGGCAAATATATTGTTGTCTATCAGCAGCATGAGTAACTACCCAGCTTTGATCTAATTCTTGAGCTGTTTTAAAGATAGCCTTTTCACCTTCTGTTAGAAACGGCAAATGTTGTACAGACCCTTTAGCAGTAATGATTGAAGTCCAAGTAGAATCATTATTCATTTCATACTTAACAAGAGTTTCTTCTAAATATGGATTCTTAACAAGAAAAGAACCTGCTCTTGTTCTATGAGTGTATGCATTTGCTTTCGCTGGTTCAATACTTGGAGATGTTCCTAATATAATACCTGATGATGCATTAGGTGCAATGGCCAATATATGACTATTACGTACACCACTCTGAGGACCATCTGGATAACTACCTCTTTCAGTTGCTAAATTCTTTGTAGATGCTATAGCATTAACTTTAATATTTTTAAATACCACTTCATTGATTTCACGTGCTAGTTCTGATTCCCATGCTACTCCTTGTCTTTGGAGGAGGTGGTGGAATCCCATAGCGCCGAGGCCAATCGATCTTTCTCTTTCAGCCGAGTATCTAGCTCTGGATATTGCATCCGGAGCGTTCTCAATAAAGTATTCCAACACGTTGTCAAGCATAACAACCAGATCGGATACAAGCGATGTGTTTTTCCAATCGTCAAATAGTTCGAGGTTAAGACTGCTAAGACAACAAACAGCAGTTCTGTCAGCACTTGTCGGTAGATGAATTTCATTGCATAAATTACTCCCATGAATCTTTAACCCTGCTTCCGCTAAAGGCTGCGGTAAATATTTGTTAGCTGTATCAATAAAGTTAAGATATGGTTCACCAGTTCTAAATCTAACCTCAATAATTCTTTGCCATAATTTACGAGCATTTACTGTTTCTTTTACAGTATCGTCTTTAGGATCCTTTAAGTCCCAAGAACCATCTGCTAAGACGGCTTCCATAAATGCATCGCTGATGTTAATAGCATTATGTAAATTAAGTGCTTTCCTTTGTACATCACCAGTAGGAATACGCATGTTAAGAAATTCCACAATATCAGGATGTGATATATCCATATATGCAGCATAAGACCCTTTACGAGTTTTACCTTGTCTATATGCAATCATATCAGCATCAACTGTATGCAGAAACGGCAATGGACCGGGTGCAATGTCTGACACTGTTCTTACATCAGACCAATGACCACCAACACCACCACCAAATACAGACAACCAACGCAGCTCAGAACTATGAGAGATTAAACCTTCAAGAGTATCTGGTACATAAGTCAAGAAACACGAAATGGGCAATCCTTTGTCTTTAGATGCACCATTAGGAGCATTTGACAAAACAGGAGAGGCAAACATAAACCATTTTTTAGAAACAGCATCATATAGACGTTGAGCCATAGCCCAATCAGTTTTGCCTTTATATGTTGACCATGCAGTAGCAGCTCTAGCATAAGCTTCTTGAGGAGAATTTTCATGATCACGCATGTAAAAGTCTTTTAGCATACCGACAGCATAGTCAGTAAGTAAAGCGTCTCTGGATTTGTCAATTTTTATTTTCATGCGTATAGCTCCTTATCGCCTAACAGGATGCTAAGCGCTGTGTCTGTTTTAATTTTTATAGTACTATTATATATCAAAAGCCGCATTTTGTAAAGGACTAAATGCGGCTTTTTAACAAAAATATTTTAATTATTTTGCTTTAGTTGCTCTGGCTTTTTCTACTGCTCTTGAACCAAACCAGAATGAAATGATGGCTGCAAAAATTGCTTTTGTTTCATCATCCCATAACAATTGAATAGCATCAGCAAATGATGTACCCATTTCAATTGCGCTCATAAGGAGGGTGATTTCAATTGTTACGAATAACCCAAAGAAACCATACGTGATAACTGGTCTAACAGACTTTTGTAAGCCTGACATGAAACCAGTTCCTTTTGAAATTGCGATGTCATGTTCCATGAGTCTTTTGTGCTCTTCATCAGCACCCATAGTATTATACATCTTGAGATCGAATTCCATTCCATCTCTTTTAAATTGCCCCATAAGTTGCAATTTGTCTAATTCGTGTTTTCTATCGCCTTTAGCTTTAAAAATGTCGGTTATAGCAGGAACTGCTGAACCAGCAAATCCTAAAAGCGACCCTAGTAATGCTATCATTTTAGATACTCCCTAAATCGTTTTAACATAAGTGGCGGTTTATCTTTTTTCCTACGTTTATCTGTAACATTTGTTATTGACAACCCAGGAATATTTGGTATTGAAGAAGTATTTGTGGCCGGAGCCTCTTCTTTCTTTATTTTGTCTGTGATTTTCTTCATGAATAGATCTCGCTAATTGTGACATATATTGGCTGCATTGTATTATAATGCTTTACTTCATATATGCTAAGGCCAAGCATCTCACCTACTGGATAACAATCAGGTTCTACCATGATTTTATCTTTTGCTTTTACAATTGACTCAGCGGTTGAATTTACAATCTTATCTTCATATAATCTATAAACACCCGGAGATAGCATACCATCAGCAAGTGTAAACCATGTGTTTTGTTCTGCAAGGAAATCAAGTGGTTCGTAACCTGATTTCTCCATAATTTTCATGCAGCTGTCATCGCTTAATTCTAGTTTTTCTTTTACTAAAAATAAAGCTGCAGCATATGTACCTAAGCGAGAACTACCGCCTGGGACTTTTGCAAGTAATTTTTTGATATTGAATACTAATCGAACGAAATATGTGTATGCTGATTTTTTAGTGGTAGAATCAAGCTTGACGCTTTTATCTCGTACACCGTTACTATCCACAATTCCTAATTTAAATGCATCAGTTTTTTCAAACGGAGTAACTAGTAACTTCAGAAATCTGAAGGTGTAGACTAGATCACCTGCTCTTGTTAATAAACCCATTTAAATCTTCCTTAGCTTATTGACCACTGTTTGGTCCATTTCAATATTAGTAAACTCATCATTTTTTATATACTTAAGATAGACTAAGAATGGTTTAACTACTGGCCAGTGTCTACCTTCTAGTTTGACTGCAAGAATTTTAATTCCTGCTTCTATTCCAAATACATTAAAGACTACAATAATATGATTAAGTATCAAACGTTCTGATAAATCACCTGTTTCCAGATACCGATTTACCAGACGTTTGATGTACTTAAATCTTTTTATGTCCTTATCAAATTCCTCTTGATCTGCACCACGAGGATTATAATAATTTTGAGCAGCATAAAGATATATGTTGCTTTCGCTTAATTCATTAAACATTCGTCACCTAATATATTCTTAAAGAATTATATATTAGTGAGGAATTCCTTGGATTTCAAGTTCTTCGATCAAGGATTCCTTAGATTGTCTACGGTCTAATTCAATACCGTATTCAGATCTTCCGAATGCTTCCAGTTCGCGCTTAGTCATATCATCTAATGACTTTGTAGGAGCAGCTTCATTTAGCATTTCTGCTTCTTGAACAGGAACTTCTACAATCGCTTCTGGAATTGGTGCAGCTGCCGGAGCAGCTCCATTCCATTCTGCAATGTCAGCTTCTGAAATTCTTTGAGATTTCAGAAGTTCACCATTTGGTGATACCCAACCGCGTGCAGTTGGAGTAGCATCTTTAGCCCAGCCTGGGGGTGATATAGCCATAATTATTTCTCCGATGGTTTATTAATAATAGTTTTATCGCCTGCTGCGTTATCACCTTTACGCATTGGTGATGGTTTTACAGCAGGAACTTTTGCAGCAGCATCAGCAACAATTTTAGCGTCGCCTTTTACTTCTGGCTTATGGTCTTTAACCATTTTGTCAGCTGACTTTGAGTTTTTGTCAAACTGGCCTTCTGGTTTAGTTGCACCTTTAGTTTGCGCATTTTCCCACATTTTCATCATTGCTTGACGCATGCCACTTTGAACACCAGCATATGTCTTTTCAATAGTAGCTTCTTCTTTGGCCACTGTAGGTTTTTCTTCATCGTCATCTGCTTCTACTGAATCTGCATCTGCAGGATCTTCGTCATCAGCTTTAAGCTTCTTTTTCTTTTTCATTTCTTTTAGCTTAAATTCTTTGACATCAGCTGGATCACATTCACCTTCATGAACCTTACCACACTTTTCACATATTTGGTCTTTTTCTTCTTTTACTTCATCGTCAGCTGGTTCAGCAACTTTCTTTTTCTTTTTATCATCTGGCTTTTCATCAGCAGCAGGTGCATCATCTTGGTCATCACTATGGTCTTCATCTTCAGAAGTTGGCTTCTTTTTCAATGCAGCTAATCCTGCCTTTGCTTTTGCAAGGCGATCTTTATCAGCAACCTTCTTTTTAGCTTTGGCCAATTTATTGTCTGCAGCATCTGCTCTACCAGCAGTTGAGAATCTATTAGCAACTTTCTTTACTCCGCCGACAGCAGCGCCACCAATCTTTTTAAGAGTACCAATGATTTCGTCTAATTGCTCTGGAGTAGCTTCTTCGATAAGTGTATCGAATTCGTCTTCGTCCATATATGTTAACCAGTCAAGTGACTCAAATTTGCCACCTAAAGCTTCTTCGCAATTATATTTTTTACCTGCAAATACGAATGTCTTATCGCCATTTGCTTTGGCTGCCTTAGCTGCCATAATAAATCCACGTTTGCCTTCGGACTTTGGCTCTTCTTTGTCCATAGCTTTAGAAATAGCTTTACGTTTTTTATGTAAAAACTCATCAGATGAATCAGTATCACCATCATTGTCGATATCTTTATCTTTACGATCGTCAAACTTCTTCTTAACAGCTTTAGGCTGGACTTTATCCATACCATCACCATCATCTGATTTGTCGTTGGAGTTATCTTCTTTTTTAGAGGCAGCTTCGATAACGGAAAGGTACGCAAGCCCCATTTTTTTGATGTCTTCGGTTTTCATTTATTTATCCTTTTTTACATCCAGATTTGACTTGCAATACCCGTTACAATTGCAACGATGCATACCCAAAACAGTTTGTGGATGAAATCTACTGTCTTGGCATTAGAATCTACTTTTTTCTCAATTTCGTCTAGCTTTACACTAAAACGATTCATTCTATCAAAGGTTTGTTGATGATCTTGTTGTAGACTACCAATCTTTTCTTCGGCACGCGCTAACGACACCATCGCTTCAGCGAGCTTATCAATCTTTTCTTCAATGCGATCTAATCGCTGATTTTGTGTTGTTGCCGGCATTACCGATAATCCTTGTTTTAAATTTAACATTTCCAACGTTTAAGCGACATAGCTTTCCGCGTTGGTCTACCTTTTTCGTCTTTCATTGGACCTTTTACGCCGCTCATTCTAGCACAAAAAGATTTACGTCTTCCTGCATCTTTACTCCCAGGTTTTACTTTACCTGTGACAGCGGTTTTAAGATTTCCACCAGTTTTTCTGTTAACAGCAGCTACACCTTTAGCAGTCATACCTGCACCTGACTTAGTAGATCTAAAATGACCTTTTCCGTCTTCGCCACGAGCTTCTATAAATGTTTTAAATTTATCCACCAAATTCGTGCCCCGCTACTCTTCTCATTTGTTTATTAAATTGTGCCTGTGATGGCTTCTCTTTATATAATTTAATAGAGATCTCAGGTCGTTCTTTTCCTTTAATTCTCCAATTCAAGCCTTTTGCTTTATGATCAGGATCAGTCGTTTTTACTACTCTACGTTTATAACCTGCTTCCCAAGTTTCGCTTTTCTTTTCAACACGAATGTCGTCAAAAGTCTTTGCCTCACCGGGAGTCATTTTCTTTGCGTGTTTAGTATATTTATCTGTTCCGATTTCTTGCATTTATCTTCTCATTGGCTTTACTTTTTTACCCTTCTTAAACTTAGAAGAGTCTCCTCTGTCGAGCATGCCCATAACACCATCGCCCGCATCATCTTTACCATGATAACCTTGTGCTTTCCCTGGTGGTAATTTTTTAATCTTTCCACCTTTTTTCTTAAAGTCAGCAATAGCTTTATCATGAGCTGCTTTTTCTTTAGGGCTCATAGCTTCTTTTCTAACAGGCTTTTTTTCTTTATCAAGCATCTGTCTAATCTTTAAAAGCTTACTTTTGTCTGATGGCTTTATCATTTTCTTTTTCTGCGTGTCAGCATGGTGTCCAAAAGATGGCTTAACTGCTTCATCTATAAATTGTGCAAATTTTTTCATTATAGTTTCTCTATTTTAAATGATGGTCCGGTTGAATAAATACGTACGCCTTTTTTGTCTATGTTTGGCATAATGTATTCTTTCACCCAAGCATCTGGGTTAGGCCATTGGCCACTAACTATGAGTTCGCCTTTTTTATACTTTCCAGCTTTCATATCTTCTTTAACAAGATCTTCGTTACTTACTTGTTCAATGTCTAAAGTCTTAGGATAACCTTTATCGCCCGGCTTTGCTTTAGGCTTACCTGCTGCTCTTTTTGCTCTAATGTTGTCCCAAAGACCTTCTTTCATTTCATTAGTTACTTTTAAAACTTTTTGTACGTCTGGATGCTGTGATAAACCTTTTGCAAGTTTCTCGATAGCTTTAACTGCACCTGTCATGTTGCCACCTTTGTATCTCTTATCGTTGGCAATACCGTATGCTTGTTTAATTAGTTTTGAATCAAACTTCTTTGCTTCTTCGAGTGACTCATTTTTGCCACCTTTCCATTGAAATGTTTTTGGATCAATGTTAAGTCTTTTCATGGCTTTCATGATAATCTTACGAGCATCGTCATTTGGCTTCTTTTTTCCAGCTGCAGCAAGATCGTCATATAGAATATCATCGCCAATATATGGCTCAATTGCTTCAACAGCATCATCACCATCTTTACCTAATTTAATAGGCTTTGACATTGCTTTTTTAAATCTAGCTGCTACCTTTTTGTCGCCCGGCAAATGCCAAGATCCTTCTTTTAAACCGAGTCTTAATTGATCGAAACTTTTCATTTATTTTACCTTTGCTGCTAAATCTTTATCAGCACCACCCCATGTGCCTTTAGATTTAGTTACGAATGAGTTAACACGAGCAAAGGCCCATTGTTGAGGTGTTGTCCCTGGGCGATGACTTGTCTTCCAAGCTGCCATTCCACGATTATAAACTTTCTTTAGAATTCCTAGAGGCATACCAGACTTTTCAGCCTTATTCTTTAGTCCTTCTGATTCAGTGATATAATCTTTAAATTTGACCATTAGTCATCTCCAAACATTGCTTTAAATTTTTTAGTATGTTTACTTGTCTTTGTTTTTGCTGTGGCATCACCCGGAGCTGGCTTATATGCAGATGGATCATCATCTGCCTTATCTGCATTCTTATCGAAATGAGCATCTCTTTTATCCTTTGTGGACTTAGAAATCTCTTCAATCCTTTCAACAGCATCAACCCACTTACGTAAAGTTTTACCATTAGATTCTACAACAACATAATTTGAACCAAGGTGCATTACTCGTGCTACCTCGTCTGTAGCTTTAATAACTACATCATCTCCAACTTCAAATAATTCGCCTTTTACGAACTGCTCTCTTTTATCAGAAACCTTTTCCAATTGGACATGATTTTGAATAACTTTTTGTTCTTTAAGGCCCATGCCTTTTCTAACATCATTAAATAAACGTTTAGCATCGCCATTAGACATTTTAGGTGGTAAACCTTTAGCAAACTCAGGAAAGTTATTAGCTTGAGCAAATTCTCTTTGCTTAGTACCTGAAGCACCAGTTGCGCCTTCTTCATCTGGATCTCTTTCACCAGCAGAAATAACTTGTACTCCACCATCGAAATTATAGAATCCAAATGATCCTTTTTTGCCGTTATATTTGTTTAGTCTAATTTGATATTCATTAACTCTATCACTACCAGCAACCCAATAAACTTTTCTAAAACCTTCATCATATAATGAAGACAATGCGTTTAATGCATTAGTTACTTTCTTATTAATCATTACAGAACGAGCATGCTTAGGAAACATCTTACGTACATTTTTAACTTTATCAGTGTACTTTAAAGGATTCTTTTTAGGATCCTGTGATTGAGACAAAAATATCTTATACGGATTTCTACCAGCCTTTTTGGCTAGTACATCAAGAAGTTTTCCATGGCCGATTGTTGGAGGATTCATCCGTCCAAACACAACAAACACTGTTTTTTCTTCTTCAACTAGGAAATCTTTAAACCTATTAATCATCTTCTATCAGCTCTTCTCTTTGGAGCTCTGAGCATTTTACTCATAGCCCTTTGTCTCTGTTTCATCATATTTGCTTTACGCTCAGCATTCTTCTTCTGGCCAAGTGACATAGAGCTCTTAGACTTACCTCCACTAAACTTCTTTATAAGATTAGTTCTAGCTTGTCTATTAGCTCTTCTATTAATTCTGGTGGAATCGGCTCTACGGCGCTTTTGTTTCTTACGAGATCTCGCAAGTTTAAATCTGTTGCGCTTCATTGAGCGAGACAAGGCACGTCGACCTTGATTAGATAATACTTCTTCGATTTCTTCAGGTGATGTAAACTCCACCCATTCAGAAAATCTGATCATTTACTTGCCTCCCGACTTATCCCATCCTTTTAATATATCAGGCGAAAAGTTGTTGTATGAAAATTCCATACGATCAACAATCTTTACCGCACCACCACCGAGTGTGTCAATAGCCACATAGCCTTCTGAGCCAGTAACCTTAAACCCATTTTTTGTTTTTACAAAGGTCTCAATATTACTGACCCTTTGTAGTATATTTATAAGTTTTAATTTTGCTAGAACGATCTCTTTTTGTAAATCAAACATTTTTACTAAACTTTTTTTGTTCTTAGTCGAAAAGAAATCTAATAATGCCTGTCTTCTAGAGTCTACTGATTCTTTTCCTTTGACAGACTTGCGTTTATCTTTTTCTTTGTCCATTTTAGCATTGATATTAGCGATGAGACCAACCACATGCTTGGTGGTGTCACCCATGACTTGACCTTTACGTACAAACGTGTTACCATAAGTTTCAATTGTTTGAGAAAGCTTATCATCTTTTTCCAACTCGCGCAAAGTACTTCCTGCAATTTGATTAAATAACTTACCAGCTTGTGATAGATGTGCATTTACTGCCTCCGTTTCCTTTTTTGACATGGTTGCTTTTTGCATGTCCTTTAACATTGCATCCTGCATCCATACGTTTTTTGATTTTTTAAGTGCTTTCACATTTACACCGTATGATGCTTTCATTGTCTCGAAAGTTTTGCCTTTATATGTAGTATGCCAAACAACACCAACTTTTGCGTTGATTACTTCCTTGGCCATTGGCGTGCCTGCAGGCACTGCATATACAATTGTATTAGGGTGAAAGGTAATATAAGATTGGCCTTTAATTTTTTGTTTCTTGAGATCTGATTTTGTATATAACAAGTCACCTTGAATAACTCCTTTTATTCCTAATGCAGGAAAATACTTTAGACACATTTTGAGTTTAGTAGCTAAGTCTCCTTTTGTGTCTTCATCAACATCTGCTTCTGTTTTGTAAACCTTTGGGTTCTTATTAAAGATACCTTTTTTAGCTACAAAGAATTTACCGTCAGTAGGATCGATCCCACAGAACACTGCTGGAGCACCGTCCCATTTCTCAGAAACTTTACCATCATGTGAGCCAGCAAGCATATCACGCAAAGATCTAAGAGCGTTTATAGCTTCTCTAGTACCATTGACACCACCATAAAGAACTTTGTCCTCAATATGAGTCATATGAGTATTTTTTTCTTCGGTGATATGTTGCTTAAACTGTAACATAAGTTTTCCTTTTTTAATTTATAGTATAATTATACCATAGTTTTCATGCAAAGTACAATACTTTATTCAAGTATTGTTGCCACAATATGTACTCTATTCTCTTCTCCACCATTGAAGAAGTTGTGATATTTTGTATTATCAGTAATATAGACATGTTCTGTTGACATGTATTGTGCTTCATTTTCAATTACCATACGACAACCAAGGTTAGTAATAATAGGAATATGAAGCCTACGCTCTGGATCCCTATGCCACGATAAACAACTACGAGGAGGCTTCATTAAAAATCTCATTCGTCCAAGTTTATAGTGTTTCTTACATTCGTTGTATACTTCTTCTGTGTAAGTACCTGCAAATTCAGGGCATATTTCATTATAAGCCTCTTCATCTACGTACTCTAATCTTTCTTCTTCGGCAGCTGTGTCAGTAGGATAAGTCCAATATTTACCTCTAACATTTCCACCTGTAACTGACGATTCATCGCCTTCTTTTCTATTAATGCAAATAGCATTAAAGTCTACTAAAGTTTTATCGTCTGTGACGAATTCATTATTTGTTATAAAATCTTGATAGTCTTTTATAAGTTTAGTCGTATCAAATTTTAAGCGTGTTTTTTCAAAATTCATTTTCTCATTTCTATCTGTATTAGATTAAATTAATCCTGAGTATTGCATTTTAAGCATTAGATATTTACCAAGCCTTCCTACTTGCCCAGGGGGTTTACCGGCTCTAACACCAGCATCACTTCTAATTGCCATTTTCATTTTAGCTTTGTTACCAGTTGCATCTTCTATTTCAATAAACCATTCTTGTACTGATGAAGTATTAATAGTAGCTTTATGCTTGACAAGCGTTCCTATCATAGCTGCAAGGTCATCTGCTTTTTCTTCTGCATTTTTACCTACAGCTTTTACAAGTATTAAAGGAACATCAACATTTGTAGAAGTCAATTGTAGATTAAAATTATCTATAACCCACGTTTTGAACTCATCTAAAGATAACGAATTAATAGCTTTAGTCATATGCACTCTGTTAATATTAAGCATTTCTGTATATAACACATTTGCAGCTTTTTCGTTCTTTACAAAATACTCAACATATTTATTAGTAACCTCGTTTTTTATACCTTTATTCATATAGTTGTTTTTGTTTGCAACATCAGTAACTCCCGGTATTTTAGAATATAGTTTACTCCACATTTCATTAGCAAGTGCACCAAGCTTCTTTTCTTGACCTATCTTGTTGAAAGTAGTGCCGACATATGTGTTTAACAAAGGTTCTTTTGACTTCTTAGTACCAGCTTTTAGACTTACTCCTAATTTGCTTTTATCAGCAAAATATACAAAAATATCTCCAGCATGATTCCCTGGAATGCCTTTTGGCTTTTCTCTATATCCCCATACTACATTTTTAATTTTTTTCTTTTTATTTAATTGATATAGCCATTTAGTAATACCTATTGCATTTTCCATTTTGTCTTTAAAAAATTTAGGCTTCATTTGTGATGTAGTAGTAATAACTTTTTTACCAGCTTCTGCATTAGAATTAGTAACAAATGTTGATTTAGATTTTCCAGAAGAAAGATCTAATTCTCTTGCCCAATCAGCAAATTTATTAATGTCTGTAGGTTTATAGCCGTTGTTAAAAGCTAAAGCTGGAAACAACTCAGTGATACTAGCATTTTGCGTAGTGTCTACTCTAACTTCTACCAAATAGTCTCTGAATTTAAGCATGCGTCAATCCTTAATATTGTTATTTCTATTTATATAAAAAGAAAAGGGCACTAGTGATTAAACTAGTGCCCTTTGATCGTAAGGATTAGGTGTTTAGAAAGGAAAGGAAAGAATCACCTAACTCTACGATATATGTAGCAACGAACTTCTTGAGCATTTTGTATGCCTCCGACTATGTTGCCCCAGCAGTCATACTGGACTGGACCTTTTGTGCGAGCCCAAGAGTAGTGTGGGTGGTCAAGCTTCATTTTAACTTTAGCTTTTCGTCCACGTAAACATACACGATATCTGTAACTATCGCCACGTTCTGCCATGGATTTATTTGCCCAGGCAACCATACCCTTGACTAGCTTTAATTCTTTTTGATCTTCAGGATTATCCACGTCAAATGCACCAATGTAGCTAGATGACATGTGCTTATTATTAAATTCGATTCCCATAATGTTCTTTCCTTTTCCATTTTATAGATATATTATACCATACTTTTTACCGAATGTACACAATTATTTTTCAAAAACTTCACTTTTTCCTTGTGTAACTTTACGAGTAACAATAGTTCTACCACTGTTTTCTACACACGTATCTGTAGATTCGGTCTCAATGAAAAGGTAGTTGTCTGGCACACTAGGACAGTTACATGTTCTTGGCGTTTGGCCAAGCCAGTAACCACCTAGAAATATGCCACACATTAAGAAAAATCTAAACACTAGAGATTACCTAATGCTTTCCTTGATTCAGCTTGAGCGTCATCAATATCAGATTGTTTTACAACAACTGCTTTGTTTGACTTTCTGCCTCGAGGATCGATTTCAAGAAGAATATAGGTTCTAAACTTATCATCTTCTTTATAGACTTCTTTATTAGTAATATCATACTGAGAGATATCTACATTTTTAAAGCCTGATTTTGAAACCTTTTGAGTTTCTTCGACGGTGATACCATTACCAATCTGAGAATTATCAGACATGTATGTTTTCAATTCAGCCGAAACTTCATTACTAATTTTGTCACCTAAGACAACTTTAGCCTGATGAATCGCTTTATCGATCGAGAATTGAAGATCAGATGACAAACCTGAACCTGAACCATAGATCTTTTCTTCGCCGTCTTTTGGCACATTGATATACCAATTAGGAATTAAGTCTGATCGTTGACCGTCCTTATCAATAGTACCAATATTAGAGAGTGAAGTTTTTTCACCCTTTCCACTGAAAGGACTAGAGGAACATGCTCCTAGCCCCAGCATGCTAATGGCCAATACGGCCATCAGCGGTTTTTGATAGTTTTCCATTAACTTGCACTCGCATATTCTACAGCTTTTTCAGCTGCTTTGACTTTACGTATTTGATTTCTACCAAACCAGTTAGAACTCATACGTGAGTCTTGTGATTGACCTTGTACGTGGTCAGTGATAAAAGTGACACTGTTAAGTGCCTGCCACCAAGAACCTTCTGCAAAATGTGCACCGGGTTGTGTTTCAATCACATCCAAAGCTTGTTTTGCACAGGTATGAAGAGTCTTAGTATCTTTTAGATCAGCAGTTCCAGATGTACGCGGGAACACTTCGTTGTAGTATTGAATAAGACTATCCATGTCATACTTCTTAGAACCTAAGAATTCTGCCATTTCCTTGTACTGTGCAAACTTTTCAGATGCAAGTCCAAGAGTCTCTTTTACACTATCAGGCTTAAATTCAGACCTATGTCCAATTTTAACAGCATTCTCAACTTGCTGACCAAGAGATAGCGTCAAGGTGTTGTTACACACTACTCGAATTGGGGTAAATCTAATATTGATTGACTTACCATACATATGTGGATTTGAGAATAAAAGATATGAATCGACTTTATCTTCACCAAAGACATCAAATGACTCTTTGATTTTAGCTAAAGCCCATACAATCTTTCCACCTAAAAGGGATCCAGCAGTATGCATTTCCATATCACCTGACATTACAAATTCAGAGAAGAAGTCAAATGCTTCTTGGTTCTGAACTGGCATCCAGTTTTCACCAACATTGGTAAGAACTCTCTGGTCAGATGACCTGATCAAAGATTTTTGACCAGTTTTAATTTTTTCACCTTGGAAGTCTACATAAGACTCCACTTCGTGGACAGACCAATTAAGACCTGCTTTTACTAGCATTTGGTCGGTGGTAAGATCATTAGAGACTTTCTCTCCAAGACCGTGCCAAGGTACTTCGCCGGCATATGCCATTGTTTCAATTTCATGACTCATAATATAATGTCTCCTTAAGACTTTGTTTTCATTTTATAGTATTATTATACCATAGTTTTCATGTAAAGTAAACAATTATTTTCACTTTACATGAATTTTTTTTCAATTAAGCGGCTTTCAAAAGTGATGCGGTTACATTCCAAACACCATCTGATTTTGTAGCCACACGAACATTCTTTTTAAGAACTTTGATAACCGTACCACTCATTGAGCCACGCTTACCATTCCATTTAACGGTTTGTCCTACAGTAAAAGACCTAGCCGCACGAGCAACTTTTAGATTACGTGCATCATTAAACATTTGAGCAATTTCTGACATTTGAGCAGAATCTGCTTCGATTAAGAATGCTTGGATTTTTGACATTTCAGATTTATTTAACATTGGTTTTCTTTCCTTTTTCCATTTTATAGATATATTATACCATACTTTTGTTCTCATGTAAACAAAAAAGTGAGCAGAAGCTCATTTTTTTTTCATTTAAATGATTTTAGAATATGGTAATTCCAGTTGATCACATAATTCTTGGATAAAATCAAGGTTGTTTGATGAGAATTCACAGATGTGATTTCCCCCAGCCGGACCGTTGATTTTGAATTTTGATAATTTACAACCGTGTGTATTAGCGAAAAGTGTGATTTCCGATTTAGTTGTATTGTAATCAATATCAGTGGTTAATGTATATTTCATAAAATTTCCTTTCCTTTTCTATTTTATAATACTATTATACCATAGTTTTCATGTAAAGTACACAACTATTTTCATTTAAGTGCATTTTTTTTTCGTATAAATAGTACAAAAGGAGTAACTTATGTCAAAGACACTACAAACCGTCGTGGTTAAATCAAAATATGGTGAAATAACCAATGTGTTTACAGCTGTAAGATCTATGAAAAATCTTATAGATGAAACGTTTCCTAAGTATATAGAGAATCAGCAATCATTTGCTGAAGATGGAAAGAGGACTGTTACTTTTAGAGATGGAAGTACAAAAGTAGGTGGCGTAAGAGAACAGGTATTTACAACATACGCAGATGATCGTGCTGGAGATGCAGTAGCTTATTCAAACACAGGAAAGCGAATGGAACGACATGTCAGTCTTACTCAAGAAGGATATATCAAAATGACTCGTAAATATAACGATCAAGAATGTTTCGAAAAATGTGAAGAATATTCTCCATTCTCTCAGCTCATTCAAATTCTTTCAGAGCATCCTAATTTTGAAATCATAGAATCTTCTCAAAAACAATTATAATCTATTTAGACATATATTTCATAATAGTCATATACGTATCTTTGTTGACTTCTACATTCATGACTAAGAAATAAGAATGTAATGTTGCAAATACTGTATGAGACAAACAAGTATTAATGAAATAAGATCTACCGTATTTAAACTGCAACGCTTTATCTTCTAACATAAACCACATACCATCATCAGGATTACAATTCTGTAGAGGAATAAAAATCCTCATAGTTGTAATCTCGTCACGGAAGTCATCACGATGTGTAGGGAAATACCCTCCCGGCTCCAGATGTATCACATGTGATCTTACTACAGAACCTTTGAATGGATCTAACCACTTTCGTGCAAATCCTGCAGCCGGTGTTTCTATTCTAAAAGAAGACTCATCATATTGTGATTGTCCTATAGTGTCTAAATCAGGACCTTCAAACTTACCTTCTAGAGAAGTAATACTTAATCCTTTTCGCTTAATATCTTTATTAGGATTATATTGTCTCCAACTATCATCAAAAACTTGTATATTTTGAAGAAACTCTTGTGGATTATCTCTAATCTTTAAAGGAATGACATTGCCAAACTTTAATAATTTGTCGTAATATATACTATCAATGTTAGAAACTTTCACTTCGCATAATCCTTTACCTGAGATGTACGAGCTATATGAAATGGCTCGTAAAGATCCTCGTAATCGTTTGCCAGATAATTACACAGAAGATCGTGTATTTACTGATGATACTATATTATATAGCATTACTTTAGAAAACAAAAGACCCGTTCTAGGATCTACTGTTGTTATTAAGCCAACCTATAATGGTATGGCAAGAGCACTTACTCGCTTATATCTTGTTGGAGGAACAAACGGACTTGTTCCACGTAAAACCTCGAATGGTCAATATATTCCTATATCTTTACAATTAGAGCAACAAGTGAAGAAAGCTAAGACCCATAATATTCACGACATTTTCGTTAGTCGAGAAGATAAACATGAAGGAAGATTGAAACGGATTAATCATGGATTTAACTCTAATACTTGTTTTGATTGGACTCTTACGCATGAAGAGTATTGGACGTGTGAGGATAAATGCCAAGCATGTTCTCAACGAATATTCTATATAGGATCTCTTAACTTAAAGCGTAACGAAGATGTCTCCTTTTAATTTCTGTAGGAGTTTTCCCTCGAGCGTGTACTACTTTTAGATTATTATAAACCAATAAATCGTTTTCATTCCAGTGATGTTCATAGATATATTTTTCTTGAAAACAATGCTCCATCAATTCATCTTCATGATCACACCACGTATAAGCAGGGCTAAAAAAGAACCACGCCCCTGTTGAATCTTTCATAGTCAAAGGATGTTCTGCCTTTGCTCTCCTACGATATATCTTTTCAGCTCTATCTTCTTTAAACGTATGAGGATATTCAGCTTGCACAAAATACTTATCTACAGTGTTTAAACAATTAATATTAGATTTGTCTTTTAACTCTTGAGGTGCATCAAACCATGCAGCTTGCATATCGCAAAATCTTGTAGTAGCGCTTCCTTTAGGTGCTGACTGACAATATAAACCTACAACCGGATGACAATCGCTAGAATAAGCTCTATCATTATGCCACAGCATCTCTGTTTCATGCCATACGTGGGTAGACTTTGTGTTGTCATCTCCTCCTACGGGTATGACTTTAGAACCATACAGATCTTGTGGTAATAGTTTTAGTTTAGAAATACTTTCAATATCTTCATTTGCTTCTCTAATAATTAATACGCCTATGTCTCCATTGCGTACTTTCTTACATAATGCTGCTGATAGGTGTCCTTCAGTTAAAGCAATTTCTTTTTTAAACTTCATGGTGTTTTGCATGATTACCTTCCAATGGAGCAATGATGTTAAGCCAAGGTCTGTTTATTGGCTTTCCATTCTTATGTCCAAAATAGTTAAGAAGACCAAAACCCAAACGAGCTAAGATAACAGGTCCAACACATACTGATAAAAATAATGTTGGACTATGAAATAAAGTAGCCATTGCTGTTGCAGCCCAGACTTTTAAACCATGTCTATGAAAGAACATGACTCTAGGATTTTTAATTACGTCTTTAATATATTTACGTGGAATTGATTTGATTTTCCAAGTCGTAAATATAATAGTCCACCAAGAATGATGGAGCGGAGAATGTGGATCTTTATAAGAATCATGTTCAGCATGATGCATCCTATGGACTCCAACCCAAGTCAATGGGCTGGTTAATCCACAAAGATTACCACAAAATAGCATTACAACTTCTACCCAATCACGTTTTGGGCTTATTTCTTTATGTGCAAAATACCTATGATAGCCCCATGTTATTCCAACGAGAGCAAGTAACCAATAAGTCACATAGGCCCATATTAAATCATTCAACATATTTCTTTTTAGCCACATCCCTGCCAAGATATCCGACAGGTTTATTTTTTTCTTCTATCTTAGCAATCCAATTTGCAAAGTATGCTTTTATTTTTTTAATCATCTTCATCTCTACGCTGCCATATCATATGGATCTACATCTAAATATTTACCCCACTCAGAGTAATAATGTCTCATGCCAACTTCATCGTGGATAGTACGATTCTCATGTCGACCATGAAGAATATTTCTTGCCTCAGTGCCTTCTCTCATTGTAGTACCTTGACCCGCAACACCAATCAAATCTTCATGTAGGTTACGACCGAATGGTCCCCAAATAGAATTATGATGTTTGATTCTTGTTTGTCTTTCTTCTGGAGTATCTTTACGTAGACCATAACCACGGAATTCAATAAGAACTTTATTAGGACCAAGTGGTGTTACTGAGTCTGAACGATATGCGGAACCCCGTAAGTTGAAATTGAAACCGGGGAATAGGTCAACCATGTACCACTGGTTGGGCGGCAGATTGGGAAAAGATAACTCCCCTCTATCCTCAAAGCCGTCATACTCAGTATAGTTAACAGTAAAGCTAGACACGTTAACGTGGCCATTATCAAAAGCAATATTCTTTCTAGCGAAATATTCATCATTAAATCCACTCACTCTATTAAAGTAGTGCATGAAGTCGTGATAGAATTCACTGTTAGTATCATGCCACAATTTATAGTTAGTATCAATCACAGCTTTGTGATAGTGAAAGACTTCCATTTCTTCTGTATCAATAGCATCAGCAATACAATCAAATGCACCTGCTGTCCATTCATCTACAGATTGTGTAGGATTAGGATCTAGTGTAATCCAAACCATTCCACCATGTTTTACTTCGCAATGTAATTGTGGTTCAACCGTTACAATTGGTGCAGCTACTGTGCCAGAAGGTGAATTAAATCCATAATTACGATATGCTCTAACACCATCTTTAGTATTTACTGCAATTACATTTTGACCTGCAATCTGTGATGTTCTGTAGTTTCCTTCATTATACATCTCTGAGATATGACATATAGGAACCCACACCTTATTGAAAATAGTTTTAATTTCTTGTTTGTAGATATCGTGGCTTGAATAAATTTCACTGCTCACTGCTTCTACATTTGGTTTACTTAACCAGTTTCTATGATTTCTAGGCGGCATTCAAAGTCTCCTATAAAAATAAGTTGAAGGTTTCTGTTGCTAGGTACCTCCAGACCCCGCTTACCTACTAGGCAGCAATTGCCATTTCTGGCGCATAATTGTCATTTGCAATTATTCGTTTTGTTCGCGTTAACCCAGCTTACATCGGGATAGCTCCACGTCTCCTACTTACTACCAGTCGATCCTAGTTCGCCCCCATCATAAAAACACTATTCAAACCAAAGAAGGAATTCCATACTTCCTGTGATTTTGTACAACATAAGTAGTAGTACACAAAACCATATTAACCAAAATAACCAATACCCTAAAAATCTATACACCTTCTCCATAGGGAGATATTTTTCAAGTAAAGTGGTTATGTCCCATACATATCTGAATTGTATAAACCAACAAAACCATCTTACATATTTGTTAGGTGTATTTTCTTTAGTTATTTTAGTCATAATACCCTAGTGTGTTTATGGTGGAGGCGCCGGGTACTGCCCCCGGGTCCTGTCTAGCTTTTGAATTGCTTCATCACTATATCTCTATTTATACTTATTCAGAATCATGTATGCTCAATTGAATTAAAGCATAATGTAATACCTTCAGTAAGTCTTTTCTCGCATCAGACTTAGTACCTTTTTTGCCATATCTTTGTGCATACTTTAATACATTACCGATGCAAAATCCTGTTCCATGACCGCCGTCAATAATAAATTCTGTAGCTTGAAACTTTTCTTTTGAATAATGTGAATTATAAGTTGAATCAATATACTCTTTAAACTCAGCAATTAAAGCACCTTCATTAAATTTATAATCCGGAGATCCAAGAGTGCCTGAATAAGTTACACTATAATCTCTTACTGGTGGTGCATGACCAAGACTTCCTCCACCATCAAATGCAAAATGATATTGCATTTGATTCATTAGCTCCATATCACCTTCTACGTGATTATTTGCATCTCTTTTATTCATGACTATACTCCACAATGCTAGGATAAATTTTAGAAATTACTTTAGCACATTCCCTAGCAATAACCATGTGCTCTTTCTGCGTTCCGTTGCTTGATCTTAGATCGATAAAATGAATCCAGCTTCTCAATGTACCATTCACATACATACGCGATTTAGTAATACCTTCAGGCAATACTTTACGTGCTTGTTCTTTTGCAATACCTTTACGAATAGCCCAATCATATTCTTTCCTAGCAAGTACACCAATTCTGCGTTGTGCACGTTCCCAATCAAGCTGTAATTGTTTATCTTCTACTTCAATAGAATTTTGTCTATTCTTTGTATCTTGCAATCGAGCTTCACTATATTCAAACATGTTATCCATATCATCTGGATCTGCATATCTTTGGCTAAACTCTTGAAAAGAGAATGACCTATGTCTTAGAATTTGACGAGCAATATCTCGTGTTGTTTCAATTTCTAAGCAAGCAGATACCATTTCGAACGGAGACCAATGTTTTTCCCTGGCAAGATAGGATAACAACTTTTCGGTCGTCGCAGATGATTCTTGGTTCGATGGATTGGAGACACGGGCGCAATACGCCACGAGTTCGTTGATACCTTCAGGGACATATAGATCTCCTACTGTTTGTGTTGGTGTTTGTGAGTAACTTATTAATCTTGCTTTCATACTTCTGATCCTGATGTTCTACGCACTATGTCATTATGATTAAATTCTGCCCAATATAATTCAAAGGCAATGCCGTCTTCAACACCTTCAAATTGATGTATCAATCCGGGCTTTACTTGGCAATAATCTCCAGGGAATAATCTTGTTTCATCTACTAAACCTTGATCTTCTTGCCAAACTCTTACAATCATTTCACCTTGTTCTACATAGAAACCATTCCATTTATATTTATGAAGATGTTCTGAGCATTTGTAACCTTTTTTAAACTCAATGCGATGAAATTCCATTACACCGTTTTTTACAATCTCTTCGGTTTGACCCCATACTTTACCTGCTATCATAACTTAAATCCCTTAAATTTTTCAGCATCTACACGTTCAGCTGTTTTACTCTTATCAAACACTGGAGTATCATCACTTAAAGTTTGCTGTGTTTCTTCAACATCATATAAACGCATTTTAGCTCTATCAACTCCGACTACAAATCTTTTATGTTGTGTTGGATCATTATATCTATTCTTCAATTGCTTAACCATCATTTGTCCTTGTTGATCAAGTTCTTCTGTGGAGATCAATGCAAACATTAAATCGGCGGTAGCGGGTAATCCAAAAGATTCGGACGTATCTTCAAGCCCAACATCCGAGTTACTAAAACCGCTACGAGTCGTTTGCGTTGCAGAGAAGATCGGTACGTCGAATTCGACACCAAGGCCACGTAGCTCTTCAGCAATTGCTTTAATGTAAGAGTATGAATTGATTGCTCCTCCCATGCCTTTCATTCTTGAACTTGCACATATATTAAGATAATCAATATAAATGATGTCAGGAATAAATTTACGTTTTAATTTAAGTTCATTCAACAATGCTCTAAAATGACCAGAGTGTGCTGAACCAGTTGGATATTCTTTTACAATTAGTTTACCTGTTGTTTTTCTAGAT